CGTCAGTAACATTCACCCACACAGCGGGGGTGACAGAAGCGTTGTAATACCATAGACGGCCCGTAGTACGGTTCACAACCCAACAATTACCAGACGTGGGTGGGCCAGAAGGATCGGCTGTTGACACTGACACTCCGCAAGAGGTCGTACTGCCGGACACCATCGCTTGCTGGATAAGTTGTTGTACGTACTCCGTAAACTGAGCCTCGTTCCATGTGATCTTAACACACGTACCAGCGGGGAACGACCGTGCAAACGTACCGTCCTGACCACGAGCAACCAACAGTTCATCCGACATAAGTGGACCGGTGGACGTATACTTTACAAGTTCTGCATGTAGTCGGTCTTGTAACGTGATGTATACGTGAGAACCAGCGGGGATATTGAACTTACTGGCTGTTCCGGGTGTGATCGGAAGTACGGTATCGGATGGGCCAATACCAGACCGAAGGGTCGTTACAGCGAAATTATTTACATCAATCATTTTTCACCTCCGGTGTATTACGCATCTGTTGGATTCGTTGGTCAAGAAGTTGAATCCGTAACGTACAAAGTTCTATGAATGTTCGGGCTGTTTGTGCTTCGGCTTGTAAAGCCCGTCGCTCCAACACCATGATTTGGTTCTCTTGTTCAGCAGTCATTACATGTCTCCTCACACCCTTGAGTGTTAGATATAGTTTCTACGACATCGACGGGTAAACACCCTTCCCCGTCGTCACACCCCTCTTCACACGGCGAACAAGGGGCCTCGTTTTCAGTTCGACATTCTACCACGGCTATATCACATTTTTTAATTCGGAACTTAACCGTGAAACAATACCCATCATTCACGTACACATCCCCAAGGTACAGCCCCGGTGCTGCCGCTAAGAATTCGTCGTCCCAATAAAAAGACACTTCATGATCCGTCTTCGAGAATGCTGGATATACAACAAACGGATTATCCTTCCCCTTACGCACGATCTGCATCTCAAATTTATCGCAGCCTATAACGAGTAGGTCGCGGGTCATGTTGCTTCCTGACAACTTTAACCATGTCTTGACAGTAGCGGGTGTTATGTCCATTACCCCACACCCCGTGAACCTACGTTTAAGTGTTGGTTTAGGTGGTTCACGTCCAATACATCCACAGGGGTTGTGTTCTTGTCCCATTAGAACCTCGCTCCGACCATCATCAACGGGCCAGTTGTTCGCTTCAACACTCGTTGATTCTTCGCTCGCGTGACGCCCGCGTTGAATTTTTTCATGTAAAACGTGACCATACCTGCGCTATACCAATCGGTCTTCGGCATTGCGAAACAACGATAAGCTGCACCGTCAGCGATCACCTCAGACCAATCCTCGTAGAGTTCATCGGGGAAGTTACACGAGTCCTGACTCGGCTTACACACTGCCAACACCTTGATAGCATACTCTTCATCTTCGTGTGGTTCAGGAACCCACAATGTATGGTTGCCCTCAACACGGAAGCTATGACACCCACAACCGCCACACAAACCGTTTCGATCCGGTGGTAAGCAACATTCTCCGATCTTGATTTCACGTACCGCCACGATCTTAGCTGCATCTGGTAACTCCAATGGGTAATCGTGTACACCCTCCTGAGCATCGATCTCAATCATCTGACTCCAAACGTGGCTACGTTCGCAGAGTTCAATGGTGGCTTTGCGCAAATGGAAAACAGCGATCTCTGGTGGTACTCCAGTAAGACCTCGTGCCCCAAGAAGATCAGGTACAAGTTCTTCAAACGTCCGCATCATCTTGCTTCACCTGTTGAGCAGCTTGTTTACGTTGCCCCTTATTGTACATATCCATCTGAACTTTCACATTCAGGAATTGATAGAAACCACGGTAATGTTGTTGTGCTCGTTGCATGGATGTCTGGGACTCTGTGTCCTTCATGAACGCTCGATACAACGCCCAATCTTTTATAGCGTTGAAGTACGTTGATGCGTCGCCCCCAGAGAACTCGATGTCATCAGCGGTGGACCTAATCGCCTGTGGTCGTGTCTGTCCAAGCAACTGGATGAACTGGGGTGGGTGCGCTTCGGCGGGAGGGTTTACGTAAAATACTCGCGGATTATTCGGATCAACCCGAAATGAAGAGACTTTACCTATACTAGAGATACATGATGGCTTGTTGAAGTACCGTGACAACGTGTAGTTAGCTGGTAATATGGGGTCGCCGGAAGACCCATCAGAATTCACATTCGTCGTCACATCCAGCAGTTTTGAAAGCGACGAAGGAACTGTCTGAGCAGCCCCGGGTTTAAGACGGACAACTTCGGTTGAAGCGAACAACTCAGGCTTCAACGCAGCGATCTGTTCGAGCGCTTCTGTAATGTATTCAAAGAGTTGTGGAAGAGGCCAACGGGTATGTTCATACCCCGGCTCAATATCATTCAACTCATCGCCAATGGCGTTAGTCAGTCTGCTTACCAGCATTATCGAATGCTCCGATTCCTATCAGGTCTTCACCCGCTGGACGATTCGACTGCTGTGTCTTCAAGAACGAAGCGAACAAGTTCTGGGCTTTCGCAAACGGCGTACCGTCAGGAATTTCATAACCTACCTTGGCAGCAGCTTCTCGAAGTTCTTGCAGCGTGCGATACGAACGCGACTTTTGCGGTGTCTTCAGTTGCGCCTCAGCCTGCGGGCGGATGACAAACTCCAATCCACGACCGATTCGTTCAGCATGATGCTGCTCCACAAAAATGTAGATGTGACCATGCGAATCTTTGACGTATTTTGTTTCACTCATTTCGGTTTCCTTAGAGGTACGGAGCCGAAGCTCCGTACCAATCTCAATTGTACATCAAGCGTTGCCGTGATCTAAATCCAGAACATGGGCGGTAATCCACATATTCAGACCACCGTCACCGCATCCGGGGAGCAGGCCGTCAGCAGGAAGCGCATCGACATCCAAAGTCAAGAAGTCTTCTTCGTCAATAAACAAACCGCCGGGGGCAGCATACGGACCGGTGCTGGGCACAGGTCGCCACACAGAGAGTGGGCAGTTGGTAGAGTTGCGTGGGATCACACCTGCATCTACATTCGAGATCACGTTCACACCCGCGTTTTTTACACGTAGAGAAAACTGCAACCCGGGTAATGGGTTAATGATACCAAACGAAACACCGAACAACACTGTGTTAGGGAGTAACAGATGCGTCTCCAAGTCATCACCCTGTCCAATAGGGTTATCCTTAAAGTAGCACACCAGCGACTGACCCTTACCACCACCGCCATACGGAACACGAGCACGCAAGTCGAGACGGCGGGTTACACCATAACTACGTTCGCGCTGATGATCTGCATAAGAGTAAGGAGAGTTACAGGCCGCAGGTGAAGTACCGCTCGGGAGCATTTGGTTCGTTACACGGTTAGAGCGATTTCCGCCCTCGAAGATTTTATGAGTAGCCATGAGCTTGTCCTTTGTTAAATTACTGGAAGCGTGCGTACAATACGGCCAGACCTTCGGCTTGGATGACCTTGTGTCCATAAACGGTCATGCCTTGCATGTAGGTATCCCAGCTATCCTTGTCGTTGTCAATCACGCGGGTCTTTTCGATCTGCGCAGCAAACGCAGTAGCACCACGCCAACCAGCGATGATCTGGTAAGCATCCGCACTGACATCTGGATCAAACACCTTACACACGTTGTGACTGACGTAGATATCAAAACCGGCAATCTTGGTTGGTAGCTTGCCGTTCAGGATACCGTCCGATGCAATGTTGCAGCAGTTACCGGCCAAGCCCGCATTCGCAGTCAAGTTCGGGCTGTTCAACAGCACAGGTTCGGCCACGTCAGGAAGCACCAAGAACAGGTCGTTCATCGGTACGCATTGCTCTTTCAAGACAGCGCGAACGTAGGTCAGAACTTCCCAGATGTTCAGAGAGGTGATCGACACTGGAGCGCCAGTAGCACCCAGATTATACGAACCCGACTTCACACCGGCTTGGCTACCCTTGTTGCAGGGGTCGGCATCGAGCGCCATCTTGCAGAGCAGTTCAGCGTCGATCTCTTCGGCCATCTCATACGAGGCAGACTGAAGTAGCGACGACTCCCACTTCGACCAATTACAAATCTGTTCAATGTCCACTTGTGACACCTTCACGGAGAATTCCAAGAAGTTGTCGATGGTCATCGTCACTGGGCAAGTGTCAATGGTGTCATGCTTGATAGTGCCATCCTTCACGTTACGACGGATCGTAACCTTTGGAGTGCGGAAGAAGGTGATCTGGTCCCCACACTTTTTGAGTTCACCAGTGTACTCAGTAGTGGTAATGTCA